ATTTGTTAAAATCATCCGATTTCCTTTTTAATTTGTTCTGGAGTCATTCCCGTGCTTTTTGCAAGGGATTTTAATTCAGCATTGGTTGTCAAAGACGCCAGTATCTGAATATCATCCATTTTATAAGATGGATACAACTTTGTCAAGAATTTTTCTATTTTATTGTTAGACTTAGATTCTTTTTTCTTTACAGGAATCCAATTGTGCTTAAATTTTCCCATTCCCGGTGATATCGTGGTAGCACATAGCCATTGCAATTGAGGATGTTTATTTAACGCAAAAAAGTGTTTATTTAATCTCTGATTACAAGCCATAATATAGTATTCTTGCAAATCAACATCTCCTTGGACGCAAGACCCCCAGCGTATCATAAGGTATGCACTAAACTGTTTTTTATCTTCGTCTGATAGTGACTCATAAAAGTTCCTATCTTTAAGATCAAGTTTAGCCATTTCGTTAGATATATCCAATTCGCTCATTAAATCACCATGCGTGTTGATAGTTTACTACTTCGCAATTTCTACTAATATCTTTTACGAAGTAGATACACTGAGGCATAGGGTCATCAGTTAGTGGAACACAAAGCATCTGTCCATTTTTTAATTTAGGCGCATACCATGTTACTTCATGATATACATCAATAATTTCAATGTCATAAAACGTGGGACTAAAACTGGTCAGAGGATTGTATGAAAATACCTTGAATCCTCTGTCGGATATTGCAGTTAGCGGCAATATTTCCAAATCTCCCATATCTGGCTCACCGATTAGCACTTGCCAATCTACGGGCATTTTAATAACATGATTACCGATTTTCAGCACCAAAGCTGGACTTGAAAAACTCTCAAGAAAGATCAGCGGTATAAAATAGTAATCGGGTGAATTAGGATTGCTATTGTCAAATATAGCGAATCTGATGTCATCTACCTCTTTGGGTAGAAAATTCAATTCATATGCTTGATTTTCATCTAATGTTAAAATTCTCAACTTACTGACACTCCTTTGTTAATGATTCACTATAGCACATAATATGTCCCTTGTCAACGCCATTCTAACTTTTCTTTTGAATAAGGATATTGAGCATCTTTGTAATACTGTATTCTTTTCGTGAGGTGTCGCTTTGAAAACCTACAAGTAGAGGTTATATCATAAATCTCCACGTGATTCTTGTCGGCTGCTTTTCTTAGTCCTCTACCAATGGACTGGATGCATCTTACGAAAGAGCGGCCCGGTTCGATTAGTACAATGTTGAACAATCTTGGAATATTGATACCTGTACTCGCCACGCCATACGTTGCCACAATAACTTTACCATCACTGCCTGAGATTGAATCGTATTCTTCTTTTCTGTTTTTTGATTTGGTACTTCCGCTCACGAATACAGCATCTTCGCCCAATCTAGCTGCAATTTCTTTTCCGCTGGCTACTCGGTCAACCAACACCAACGTATTGCCAGATTGCTTTATCTTGTCAATTATTTTAGCAATTTGGCCGAGTCTTTCTGGATTTTCTGTCAAAAACTTCAATTCTTTTTGATAATCCTTGAATTCACCGTGATCTACCAATTGAATAATATTGATATGACAATCAGATAAGTGTCCCTCGTCTTGCAGTTCCTTCGCAGATAGCTTTCCTATTACCTGTCCAATGCTGCAAAATAAACTCATGAATTCATATTGTTCTTTTGGAATGGTACCGGTTAATCCCCATCTGATTGGAATATTTGCCAATGGTCCGGTCATTAATTCGCGCAAAGCCTTTGCTTTTAGCTGATGGCACTCATCAACTATTACACAAACAACACCTTCAATAAACTCATGAATTGGAATTTCCGCTGTTCCATCAATGGTGTTCTTCATCATATTGTACATTGATTGCCATGTACAAATAGTATGAGTTTTTCCTATTTCTTTTCTATCACCATAATAAACACCAGTATCAAGCCCCATGTTTTTGTAATCGGCTTCTGTTTGAGTGATCAGTGATTTGTTTGGGACGATGATTATAGTCCGACCATACTTTTCTACGGTGGCACTCATTGAGGCGCATAAAATTGTTTTACCAGCACCAGTGGCCAACTCTTGTAGGCACTGTGGATTAGCTAAAAAGCTATTGATTGCGCTTACCTGATAATCACGAAGAAGAATGGGTTGTCCAGCAATAGGATGTCCATCTGGCCAATTTCTGTTATCAAATGTTGTTTCCGAAACAGGATCAAAATGAAAATGACGATGAGTCTTTCTTTTATCATCCAATACAAAATCATACCCATCCTTCTCTAAGATGGGTATGATCTCCGGAAGTACATTAAGATAAGTAGAACCCGCGATGGAAAAGAATGATTCCTTGCCGTTCCATCTCCCTAATTTTACTGCTGGCATATATCTTGCGCCAGGCACATCATAATTAAATTTTGCTGCCAATTTTCGTCTAACATCTGCTTCCAAATTAACCAGCTTAATGTTAACCTCATCTAATACTTGTATAATACACGTTTTCATCATTGATGGCTATCTGCTATTAGTTGTCGCTCGGAGTATCTATTGCTGATTCCTCTTTCCTTGTAAAAAATATGTAGTCCAATCTGATTGATCTTTTTGTAATCTGCTCGCCACTTTGGACTAACATAATTAGCGTGATACCATTTGGCATCATCTAACTCAATGACACGCACACCATGTTGGAATCTATCTACTACGTGTAGAATGGCTTTCAATCTTTTATTTGGTAGCTTTTTATTACGAAGGCTCTTTTTAAGAGTCCAACTAAATTGCTTTTTTGCATACACCACATCACATATTGAATCGCCCCAACGACCATCCAATGCGCGATTAAATGTTACTTGAGCAACTGCTAATTTTCCGATATACGGCTCAAATCTTGCTTCGTGATAGATATTTTTAGCAAGACAATTTATATCTTGCCGAGATAGAACAAGTTTATGATGCGTATTGTACAGCCTTGATGATTGTGAACTAAATTCATTCATCGTGTTTTTTGTTGGAGATTTCCAATATGGATCCTTTTCCAATGTTACTTCCACTTCTCCATTCAGTCTATTTTCTATAGCACCGAGTCTTGTGTCAATATTATTATAAGCATGAACTCCGATGATTGATATGACTACCGTTGCGGCAACAGCGATGTTGCTTTTAAAGTCCTTATCACTACTAAGGATAGATAAAATCTTCATTGTTGGTCTTCTTCTCACATAGATTGTTAAGTTGAAGTTAAAGTGTACTATACAACCATCATGATTGCAAGTGTTTTTCTGAACATTGTTAAAAATAACCGCCTTGCGGCGGTTATTTCAAATTTGCGATGTTTTTGTCAAGTATAAGGCGATAGATTCAATCAGATCATGTGAGACTTTAACTTCTGAGGATATTTCCTCATAAGACTTTCCCTCAATAATCATTGCTTTTACTTGATCAATGATTGGCGTTTTCATTTTGCGTTACCTCAATCTGTATTTATCTTTTTAAGTCCAAAGGCTTCTGCGAATTTGAATTAAATCTATCAACATCTGAGTATCTTCAGCATGATACTCTTCTTCGATTCTCGTGGCTAACTCTATCGCTTTTTTGGACTCAGCACATTCTTCATCAGTTTCATCGTGGCTTCCGAATACTCCTTTGTCAGATTCATCGCGTTTTCTACAAATTTCACTCCAACCACTTAATTCATGAGGCTCCTTTCTGTTTGGACGCTCAAACTTCCACCAGTGATACAGTTTAGAGATTGTTTCTGCTGTTTCCGCTTGAGAGGATTTCTTTCCATAATCTGGATTATCTTTGTGATAACCCCAAGATTCGTCCATAATCAGTGTAGATTCCCAATCAAGATAATCGGCCCCGGCCTCCGGTGAGCGCCAATTTCTAAATCTGAACCAACCAGTAGCATACCAAGGAGCGTTATACTTCTTCACTTCTCTCTCGGAAAAAACAATATTCTTCCATGCCTTCTCCACCTCGACGAAGTTTACAAGCTCATCAAACAAACAATTTATTATTCGGTCATCCATCTCATACCAAGAACCCCTTTTCAAATTAGAAGTCAGCGCGTGAGTCTTGGTGATAAACCGATTTATAAGCCAATACTTGATTGAGTAGAGTTTATCTAATGGCCACATAACAAAATCCTGTAAATTGCCTAACCCTTCTGCCAACCGATACCGAAGAGGATGCCGCTTCTTACATTCCTTTTCCCAATCATTCCATTCTTGAGATGTTCCGCACGTTAATCTAGGTACACCCCGTACCCAATCAGCAAATTTTGAACAACTCCAATAATTACTTCTCATAGTTTATCTCGTTGATTCTGGCCAATTTTGTTTCCCTCGGCCACCCCGACAAGTACTCATTTTCCTTATCAAACTCCTTGATAAATTCATCTTCGGTTACTTCTCTTGCGTTGATTTGAATCTCATCAACATGACGCTGAGAACCCTCAATAAAGGAATCATTGTCTTTGTTACAACATACCTCGTCCAGGGCATCAGTTTCGCATCTCGCTCTAACGTAGTAGGTCATCTTGAACATTGATATTGTTTCAATCACGTAGATTTTTTCATCATTCAGAGTCATTGTCTTTTTCCTCTTTGCTGTAAAGAATACATTCTACTTTATCCACGTTCCTATTGTCAACCATTATTGATTTTATACATCTCCATTCTTCTTTTCTAAGCGATACACGTCCGTTGAGTTCTGACCTAATTAAAAGTACGGTGAGTAAAGCTCCGGCAAACAATGTCATCGGAACAACGATCCAATCCCTATTCATGCTACATTTCCTCTGCTAATTTTCCAGTATACCAATGCGGAACACTTCTACCATTTATTTTTCCAGACCATATTGCTAAATGTTGCTTGCCGTTGTTATAGTAATTTCTATAAGATGCAACAAAATCATTTTCAACGATATATTCTGATGGCATTGCTGGCGTTACTGGCGTAAATGACCCGTTAGGAATATTGTTTGGTGGTGTGCGTAGCATATCAATCAATCCGATTCGCTCGCACTTATGAATCTTACCATAACGATATTCATACTCTCTGCATAGCTCTATCGTGAGTTCGTGTAGCCATTTGTAATTTTCGTCAGTTGTTCTACACCAGATTGCACTTGGATGATTTACATGAGTAGCTGAATACATCAAATCATTTTTACTGGAATCAGAAAGAATCCACTGTTTCTTTTTTCTTCCAGTTTTAGATTTACCTTGAACCTCAACCCCGTCTAAGATTCTATGAGCCGTGCATAGCAACTGCACGTGCTCAAGTATCATTTTTATATTATGTGAATTATTATGATACATAGCTGCTGTTTTTGGTGATGTATCAAGAGCGAATATATTCATGTTAGTTCACCATGCAAGTAGCTTCAGCCAAATTTTTCCAATTTACTGGGCTAACTTTCGTCAGATCAGCAATCTTGAGTGCCATACGAAGAGATATTTCTCGCAGCTTGTTTTTATTCATTTCCATAAAATCAATGATCTGATGACCCATTTCTTCTCCAAAATTATATCCCTTGAACAATTCACCAGTGCGATGAATCTGCTTAATACGCAAGAACTTTTCTCGCTCGGTATTCATTGTAAGGTCCAAGTAATGGCACCGACTCCGCAGTGCTTCTAAATGGTCTTGTAGCTTTTTACTCTTGATATGCTCAAGATTCAAGTTGGTAATAAAGATAATTGATCCCTTGAAGTCAAAGGAATCCGGTATACCTTCACGCCGAAGCATATAGCTATCAGAGTTCCAGCAGATTCTACGGCGCTTACCAGAATCAAGAGCGGCTTTGAGTAGATTGAGACTCAACTCATCCCCGAAAACGCCATCACTATCATCAAATACAATGACATTGTTGCTATCACTGTAATTGTAGAGTGTAGTATAAAGTCCAATAGCTGTCAATGCACCTTTGACGATATTATGCTTGATCGGGGTGCCAGCGATTTGATCAAATACCGATGCTTGTTCCAGTTCACGCTCAACACCGTATGATTTACCTACACCGGGTGGTCCTACCACGATCATTGCACGAATGTCATTTGATATGGCTGCTCTGGTCATTTCTTCAAGAATACCAAAGCGAGTTTCAATTCGGTCCATAATTTCTTCATCAGTCTCAACATATTCCATCACGGGAGACTTTTTTGTTACAGTGATTTCGCCATCAATTTCATAATGATTCTGAGAATCTACTTTTACTCTCATTGTTTTTTCACCATCGTAAACGGTGATAAAACCACCATAAACGCCTTCTTTGTAGTCGCGAATCAGATCAAATGTCTGATTTACGATTAGATTGTTGCGATAAGAACCCTTGTGAACGGTAACAGTAGCCATCAGATTATCTCCGAATTGATTTAAGAAATGAGTATTATACAGATTAAATTTCAGATGTCAAACTATCAATGACATTTAAGACAAAATATTTAGGAATATTCAATTTTTCAGAGATTTGCGCTACGGTTTTTCCGGCAACATACATTTCTTCAATTTCAATGATCAGGTCTGACATGAGAATTCCTCGTGAATCAATTAAAAAACGTATTTTACGCTTAATTTGAGCGAATGTCAAATGTATTTTTCATAGCAAACAATATAGGACTTAAAATAATCATCATCCGACATTTGATCAGTGTTTATATCGTTGGCAGCATCTTGGTAGAATGATGCAAACAATGAATCATATTGGCTCTGAATTAGAGCATTGCGCTCAATCACTTTGGTAAAGGAGGTAACCGTTGTCCTCACTCGGTTCAGTTGAGCGAGCCTGCCTGGTTCATTGTCGCTAATCAGTTGTTTGCTAAATGAGACCATAATTTCCGGCATTTTCTCTGATACCATTCTGCAATATTGCATTTCGTATGCAAGCTGCTTGGCATTTATTTCGCTTTTTGGAACATCCGAGAAGACGAATTTATCTATATGCTTTTCAACATTGAGAGGCGCTTTTTCAGTAACGGTTGTTTCCTTGTTGTATATCAGATAACCAATCAAGCCGACGATTATCACAAATAGAATAAGTTCAAGTATTTTTTTCATTTTCGTAATCTCAGGTAAGGAATTGAGTAACTATACCAGGCTCAAGGCGTATTGAATCATCAAGTTTCAATCGCACCGAACGATTAACCCAATCCTTGATACATTGTTCAATGTCATCATATTCTTTTTTGTAGAAATCATCTACAGATTCAGCTAAAATTTTAATCACGGCATCTTCGTTTTGAGCCACTACGCATTGTAGACCGCCGTATTCCGAAATCGGAAAAGGCATGAAGTAATCAACCAAAAATATATACATCTATAATTTCTCCTAATAATCTTCGGAATCATCAAAGCTAACTTCATCTCTTAGTTGGTAAATATACCTACTCACCACCTCTGAGTTGATATTCAGAATAGCAGCTATTTCTACAAAATCAAGTCCTTGCGAATATAAGGTCTTAATTGATTGAATCATGTCATTAACTTGTTGCACAAAACACCTCCTTTAAAAATATAAGTTTAGCCACAAAATTTGAAAAAGTCAACTAAAATTTTCATTTTCTGAAAATTTTCCATAAGCCATTGATTGATAGCACGTTTACCATCAATATTACAAAAATTAAAATCCAAATCATATCACCACCAATTCTTAATCACAATCTCATCGTTTACTTCATGCGGCTTTGGATCACCGTGAAATATCAATAAGCTCACATCATCATCTATCACTGAACCTTGCTCAGATGATTTATGCCTTCTATGCTCAAAATCATATCCGCCGTTCATCACTTCCCATCGCCAGCTTTTAACCTGAGCATGATTGAAAAACTTCAATTCAGGTGGTCGCAAAAACGAACTAAGATATTCTTGGTCACCTCTGAACAATCCCATTATACGCTTCAATTCACAGTCTGTCAAGCGGTCATGAATAGAATGATAGTGGCTATTGTCCCATAGCATCACGCTTGAATTCATCATTGTTGAGGAGGGTCGCCACAATCGTCTGAAATCTTGAATAGACCAAAAGTAATTCAATGGTAATGCAAATATCCAATCCAGTGAACCAGTAATCACCACATCCAAATCAAAATAAATCACTCTACCATCAAAATGATTTTTATTAAATAGTTGCAATTTATACCACCACGGGCTAAACGATCCGATATGACTCCAATCAATTAGCGAATGCTTGATAAGCTGATCGGGAATCACTCTGGATTCTTCAGTAAAAATATGAAATCTGATAGGAACAGAAAAGGATCGTTTTAACGCTCTATATAACTTCTCTACATAAACAGAGTGATACTTATCACCGTAAATCAAACAGGCGCAATCAATAAAATCGTTCATTCACTCTCCTAAAGCTAAATAGAATTAACATAACTCTATTTAACGATATGAAAAAGATAGTGCTAGCAACTGGAGGATTTGATCCTCTTCATAGTGGACACCTTGAATGCTTTAATGCAGCAAAAACTTATGGCGACATTTTGGCTGTCGGTGTTAATTCAGACGCATGGTTAACCAGAAAAAAAGGAAGATCATTTATGCCAATCTCAGAACGATTGGCATTAGTGAGCAACATTAAATGTGTTGATTTAGCATTTGAATTTAACGATGATGATAATAGCGCAATCGGAGCGATTCGGCATTTACTGAATCTTTACCCCGATGATGAAATTATTTTTGTTAACGGTGGCGATAGAACATCTGATAATATTCCAGAGATGTCCATCAATGATGATCGTGTTAAGTTTGAATTTGGCGTAGGTGGTTCAAACAAGGCAAATTCAAGCAGTTGGATTTTGACTGAGTGGAAATCGCCAAAAACCGAGCGAGTATGGGGCTGTTACAGAGTGTTGCATGATGTACCCGGTATGAAAGTAAAAGAACTCACAGTAAATCCCGGCTGTAGCCTATCAATGCAAATGCACAATCATCGTTCAGAATATTGGATAGTATCAGAGGGAAAATGCGAGGTTTATTCTTATCACCCCATCAATTCAGAATATCTAACCACCGTATTATATCATCATTCTGAAACTAAAATAAAACAAGGTTCTTGGCATCAGTTACGCAATCCGTTTGATGAGCCGTGCAGAATTGTTGAAATTCAATACGGTGAGCAGTGCATTGAAGAGGATATTATCAGGAAATGAGATTGAAGCCAGAAGATGATGACATCATTCCCATCTACATTGATTATGATATTAATCGTCCAGAGTTATTTGTAGAGTGTGTGCGATCAATTGCCTTATACAACCCGGGATTGGTTAATTATATTCCTCTACCAAAAACACTGATAAATAGTTACTGTTCTTCTGTGCTTGGCAATGACATCAATTACTCTATGTTTTTGATACCCATATTGATGAAATTTAGAGGACAAGCAATATACTTAAACGAATCAGTGAGATTACATCATAGTATTCGCCAAGTATGGGCTTTTCGCTCAATGAACAGTGACATTCAGTTTTATAACTGTGATATAGATAATCCTACCATTATAATATGGAATTGCGAACGATTTCCTCACAGAAAACTGAATGATTTTGTATTAAAGAAAGCGAGTGTAGAATACTTGGCTTCTATGGAATGGCTTAAAACAGAGACGATAACGACTTAATAACGATCACCATGAAAGAAATATACAACAACATTTACCAAAACAATAAAAGATATAACAACAGCTACGACTACAAACTTGAGGTTGTGCTATTAGAAATTAGAAAACTAGCCAAGAGTTCAAAAATAATAGACATTGGGTGCGGCAAGGGTCATTACATTAGGAAGATCATCTCCGAAGGGTACAGTAGCACTCTCGGAATTGAATTCTCTGACGTTTGTTGTAAGGAATTTTTATGCGACGTGCCCCACGTCAATGCAGATTTTTTAACAACAAATTCAATTTTCGTAGATCAGCAATTTGACTTGTGTGTGTGTATGGATGTATTAGAGCATATCGAATACAAAAATATCGATTTGATGATCGAAAATATTAAACGAATCGGTAGGTCCTCTATTCTGGGAATTGCAAATCATTCTGATGTTATTCTTGGACAAGAGCTTCATCTAATACAAGAAGATTTGTTGTGGTGGAATAACAAACTGAGTCAATTTTACTCCTCTGTTGTGGTGTTGAATGAATTGCCCAATGGCAGATTTTTTATTTTTAAGTGCGAATAACAAAGATGATTTCTATTGTTATGACTTATTATAACAGGGTAACACAACTTCGTTACAGCTTAAAGTCACTGTGCTCGTATAAACACGACCAAATTGAAGTAATAATAGTGGATGATTTTAGTGAACAGGAACATTCTCTGGATTCCATAATCGATGAATTCCCATCATTGAATATCCATGTAATTAAAATGTCAAATATTTATAAGTCTAAGACATATTTCAACCCTTGCATTCCATTCAACGTAGGATTTCGTGAGTCCCAAGGCGACAAGATCATCATTCAAAACCCAGAGTGTTGCCACATGGGAGATGTTATTCAATACACGATGGATCATCTATCAGATAATAATTATCTTGCGTTTCATTGTTTCGCCGGAGACAAGAGTCAGTCTGAGATTCTTAGGCAAACTGGCGAGATTGACACCAGTAACCCAAACAAGGTGTCGTCAGCTGGAAATTGTTGGTACGTACATGACGAGCTAAGGCCATGTGCTTGGCATTTTACATCAGCTATTACCAGAAACAATTTAATAAAACTCAATGGATTCGATGAAAGATTTGCACACGGAAGAGGTTCCGATGATGTTGAATTTCTTTATAGAGTGCAAAATTTGGGATTGAACATAAAATTTGTTTCAAGTCCATTCGTAGTTCACCAATGGCACCCAAAAGATGCTTCGGTATCTTATAGTCATAATATACCAACTACTCAAAACACACAGTTGTCTCACGAGACAAAGATAACAGGTCTAATAACCGCACCGAATAACAATTTAATACAGTAACTTAGTTATGGAAAAAACAGCACAAGACAACCATACCGACGTTTTTCTAAATTCATTTGACGCAAATCCATTCATTGAAAACAAAACCATTTTAGATATAGGTTGCGGCCACGGATATGCTTCTTCGGAATTCATAAAAAGAGGAGCAAAATTAGTAGACGCTTTGGATATTGATTTGAGAAAAGTAAACGATATACCAAAACCAATATACTTACAAGGTATACCAGTGGATTTCTTCTCATCTTGGGATGACATCTTAACGAAAAACACGAAATATGATTTAATTTGGCATCATCATGTCATTGAACACGTCGAAGACTGTTTTGAATTTCTGCGAACTATTCACTCACTTCTTAGCGATGATGGGTATATGTGGATGGCTTGCCCAAATATGGCATCGCATAGTGTATTTTCACCAGGGCATATTCACAATTTTCAAGCAGGACAGTTGATTGATGTTTTAAAGAGGTGTGGATTTGCAGTAGCTGATGCCAGAGTGTGGGCACTTGCAGGACAACTTCGTATAAGAGTCACAAAAAACGGCGACAATGATTACCCAGAAGTAATGAAAACATCATTAAAAGAAACAGGAAGATGCCCAGCTGATATTCTTTCAAATTGGAGATGGAAGGAAGCATGATCAACATAGTCTGTTTAAAATGGGGCGACAAATACAACGCAGATTACGTCAACAAGCTATATGCTTCAATTAAGCGTAATACTACATTGTCATTTAGTTTTCATTGCTTTACAGAGGATTCAAGTGATTTGAATTCTAACGTCTTTGCACATGATTTGCCATACACCAACCTCCAATCATGGTGGAATAAACTCTACTTGTTCAGCAACGAGATCCTCATTCCCAAAGGAGATAAAATCTTTTATGTTGATCTTGATACTCTAATAACCGACAACATTGATGATCTATTACAACAACCCGCAAATAAAATCACAGTATTGAGAGATTTTTTGAATGGTATCGCAAGGACTGCTGGTGAAATGGGTTCTGGACTAATGATGTGGAGGCATGGCGAATATGAACATATTTGGACAGAGTTCACAAAGAACCCAAGTGCAGCGGTTGAATTGGTACACCCACATGGCGACCAACATTGGATTGATCACTGCGTAAGCGATAGATTTTATTGGCAAGAGATTTTACCAAATAGAGTGGTTAGCTTCAAAGTACACTGTAGAGAAGGATTGCCAAAAAATGCAGCAATTGTTTGCTATCATGGCAGACCATCAATACCCGAATCTGTACATATAAATGAAAGAATATGGAAATTCGACCTCACGCCTCAACCGTGGGTTTTAGATTACTGGAGAGATTAATGTCAGTCAGAGTTTTTTACGACGTGATAGACCCAACCACCATTTTTGGAATGGTAGGTCGTTGTGGTGGTGGGTATAATACAGTTTGGGAAGATTGGTCACCAAGGGGAAGGATTGCTCGCGAAAAAATCATGCGTGAATATGAAGAAGGATTGAACAAAATCTGCGGTCACTACGATAAGCTAGAAAAAAGTGTCCTTAAAGAAGGCTTCAGAAATCCATTGATCGTAACTTGCGGTGAGCCAAAACGATGCAAGATATCCAACCTACCACCAGAGATTACGAGATTGCCAAAAGAACGATGGTTATTGCTTGAAGGTGTAACCGGTGGTTCAAGATTGTGGGTAGCGCAAAAATATAATATAAAAGTACCGTGTATAATCAACGATTTCACTGGAAAATACAACACAGGCACGTTGATGACTGACGTTAATCAGTTGGTATCAAGATATTTCGTTGATGCACCAAAATCATTTAAGATTGACGCTAAACGTGGATTTACCGAGAGCTATGATAATTCACAAAAAGCGCATCATATGGAAAGCTGGTGGTCAGAAAAAAACATTGTTAAACAAAGGGCACCAATGTGGGTAAGCATTATGAACAAGCATGGATACTACGTTGATAGATTGCAACCCTTTGTTCATGAGATTTTAAGAGAAGCGGGTGTTATTCAACCAACCAATCTTAAAAAGGTTTTCCCAACAACTAAGTTCTATGTAAAAAATCCTTCAATCTAATGTCATTATTCCGTAATGTGCAGTGGATTTTTCATGATGGTCCAAGGTATAAATGATGCTCGGTATTGAATAATCATCAATACATCGCATACAACCAGGACACGGTTTTGCTAACCCTTGAATCAGTTTTATTTTATCCGAGCTATCATACTTCAATCTGACCACATATAGCTCGGATTTACTGAACTTTCTAAATCCTAATTTTTTATCGGCATTGTATATTGCAAGCGTTTCAGCATGCCAATATACACACTCGTTGTTACGCCCATACTTGTGTTGGTATGGATGAGTTTTCATGTTATTCACTCCATAGGATATAACTCGCCCCCTATGAACTAATGCGGCAGCTACCCATACTTTTGGGTGATTGCTGGTCAAGGATAGTGTTTTAAGTTCACTGATTAAATCTGTATCAATCTTCATGTGAAGTATTATATCCCTGCCTCCACATGAAGTCAAGTATTAAATTGTAATATCCTCAAGTCCGACGACTCTCAAGCGTACAACATGCCCGAGCATAAAAGATTTTTGCTCAAGTGCTTTGATGATGCCAAGATACTGATTTCTGAGCAATGATACTTCGTTGATTATCAATTCCATATCAATGGATTCTTGTTCTGCTTCTGAGTATTTCTCAGCATCTTTTGAAGACAATGCTCTGCCATAATGTTCCAAGTACTTCTTGTAATGCTTCTGCTTAATAATCTTATGCTGAATGTTACAGTAATTCAGGACTGATTCTATGGTTTGCAATTGATTAAATCTATGCTCAGTAATCCCAGGCAACGCTGATATATTCTGTTCAATTATTCCTTTTATGCTGGTTTCTTTTTTTGCTGCGTTTAGCTCTGATTGATATTCATCAATAAAATCGGGCAGAAGCGTTATATTCTTAACTACGTCCGAATAACTAATCATAGGTAGTTTCTTATGTCCTTAAATTCTTGCTTGGATATATCCACGGAGACTTTGGATATTATTTTTCCAATGCTCCGCGAATAATCGTTTCGTTTGGTTGTTGTATTGGTCGAGTACCACTACGATCTCTCATCCCACACAACACTCATCCAATATTATCTCAGATAGCTTCACTTAGTATTCTTCGTGAATTTCATCATCATAATCGTCATCAAGCCAATCATCTTCGTATTCCATTTCCATCGGAAGATGATCGTCTTTAAGATAGGTGGTTACTGCATCACTCATCCATTCATCATTCTTGAATGCTTCACGAATTTCTGAAGCAACAATGTCATTGTCAATCATTGCTGCAAGAACCGCCTCTGCCGCATCAGTCAAATCGCTTTCATCAATATATTGAGATAGCTCTGACCAAATTTCCTTTGCCAAACTTAAACTTACTGACATTTTTTACTCCATTTCTTCTATTTCTTGTGGTTCCGATGGTGCAGCCACCATAGCTTGTTTTTGGCTGAATTCTTCCATCACTTTATCCATGATGCCATTTTCATTTCTTGACCATTCCTTACGAAAATATTTATGAATTTCTCCGTCAATATCAACATATACATATCTATTTCCTTCCTTGGTTATCAGATTCTTCTTCTCAAGAAGATCAAAGAATCCAGAATATGGGTCCATTCCCTTGTCCCATGGAATTCTCAGTTCAATATCAGTAAATGGTTGAGAATAGCGTGTTTTCATTATCTTACAACCGGCTCTGATTCCTTGAACTTCCTTGGTCTTGTTGCCTTCTTCGTCTTCTTTTAGCTTTAGCTTCTTCATTGCAACAACAATTGAGCTTGCATACACTGCTCCGTTACCACCCGAGATAATTGGATCAGGGTTATATGGATCCATACTTCCATAACAGTGATTCGTTGCAACCAATCCCACATTATAACTACCAAACATATTTACACAATTGCGAACAAGCGCCGCAAGTGCTTTTGGCTTTCTACCCAAGTCTCCTTTTAGATCACCAGAATCAAATTGATTTACGTCGGTGGGTGTAAGCAACATACCCAACGAATCAATAATGAACAACACCTTTGGTCTATCTTCTTCAGACAGACTTTTATAATCGCTCATGAATTTTGAGATGGTCTTTGCTACATCATCAATCATTGCCAGATTTAACTTTAATAGCTTATCCTCGCTGGTATCTACGCCCAACGCTCGTAGCCATGATTCATCAAGGGCATTTTCAGTGTCAATTAGCACAACAAAAATACCTTGTTGTTGTGCATTTTTAGCAATATTACCAGAGCAAATGTAGGATTTACCAGCACCAGAATCGCCGGAAAACATTACTACCTTTCCTAATGGGATTCCTTTGTCAAATGATCCCGATATTAAATAATTTAAAGCGAAATTGCCAGTGCTAATCCAATCCACTGGGTCAGAAAACCCAATTGATAGTCCTTCAATTGATTTAGTAAGCTCCCGACGAAACTTACTCAGGTCAAACGGTTTCATATATTTTTCTCCTAAATTTGTTTTTCATAATAATAATCTTTATTGTCAACATTTTGTGATTTTACTCTACTTTTAATGGTTCTTGGGTCTATTCCCAATGCCCTAGCAGCGATTGCAATACTACTGAACCATCCCTTTGGAGTGTGAACTCTTATAGAATTATGTGATACTGATCGTGTGTCATCAATGTCAATATTCATCACACATACTTGTTCATGTTTTGTTACATTACTAATCCCAAACAAATTACTGCAAAATTTACAAGGAACTTTTTGCTGTTTTGTTCCGATCTTTGCCCTAGATATGTTATTGGAGTGCGAGGAGGTTCTCTCTCTACCTGTTAGTGCTTTGGATACTTTACGTCTATTCACCTCGTTGTGCATGGGATTATTTTCGCCCCTAATATTGGGTTTTGGTATTCCCGATAAGGCTAAACTTATTTTAGCAGCATTTTCGGGCTTTTTATTGGGGTGATTGATGCCCGATATAGTTGGTCGTTTCTGTCCCTTTTGTGGGTGCTCTTTATCTCCCAGTTTAGCTGTCCAATGATTTTTTCCACTCGTCACAGACTTTTGACGTTTTACAACATCTGGATCTTTCATTGGATTTTTATCCCCAACCCACACGGATATGCCGTCATTGTTGTGCTTATTGAAGCTATTTGTATCATTCTTTGCATCTAGTATGCGAAGTATCCTCGTCTCTAATTCCAATACCTCATTGACATCTCCCATGAACAATATAATTCTTACCCATTCACTTCGCGTGTCAATAGTCAATAATTTATTAACAATCTTGCTGGATGTAATATACCCATCATCTGGGTGACAGCCTTTCGCTGTTCGTGACCCTATATACCAACGCTGCGTTGATAAATGAATCCAAACATAAACGAAAGGCTTGTGCATTTTTCTTATTGCGCCGATTGCTGTCGCATTCTTATCAGTTTTAAAATGTCCTCGGCCTTTGATGAAGATGCCACTGGTGCTTCTTCAGCTTCCGGCGCTTTAACCGACGTTACTTTTACAGGAGTGGGCGATGATTCAAATGGTGCATCGTCTTCTTCTGATGTTACTTCAACCTTTTCTTTTGGTGCTACCTTTGGGGTACTTGGAGTAGATGATGAATCGCCGCTTTGAGTGATGACCATTCCAGCGGGCCGGAAATATTGCCCCCATCGTTCACTATCATATAGTTGACCATCAACCGATGCCTCAAACATTTCCGTCATAACTTTTAATTCTACTTCACTTGGCTTTTTGGGCAAGAATGTAGCTAGATCAAATAGACCATGCGATTTAATGGCTGATTGTTCTTGTTCGGTTAGTGCAGATTCGCGCCTTGACCAAGTGCTGGTGCTATAGTCAGCATAGCCACCTTTGCTTCCCTTGGTTACACGAAAGTCAAGACCACGTTGATAATCGGTTGGCAATTCATCCAACTCTGGATCCATCAATGCTGACTTTACGATGTTAAAAATCTGTGGACCAATGATCAGTCTACGAACAGGATTTTCTGGTGCGTTTTCTTCAATGATTGGATTTTCCCGAATGATACCTTGGAATAGATAATCGCGCTTTTTCCAATACTTGCGTCCCATTTCTTCAAGTGATTTATCCTTGAACCAAGCGCGAACCTCAGTGAGAATAGGACACGTATCGCCCCACATCTCGACACAAGGAACACGCACTGTTACTGCCTTCTTTTCTTCGCCATTCTTTACACCGGGGAATTCAAGGCGAATCATCGCTCGCTCTACCCAAAAGAATGTGTTGTTTGGATTGCCGTCTGGCAAAAAGCGAATAGTTGCGCTTTTGCCCTCGTCAATGTTCCAGAATGGATAAAGAGTGTTGTCCATTTGGTTGTTTGAATTTTGTCCGCGATTTTCTGACGCGGACAATCTTGATCTGATTTCTGCCAAAGATGCCATTTTTGATGCCTATATTGTTAATTAAAAATAAATTTAAGAAAGATGCCTTACTTAAACGATGCCTGCCTCATTATTTTAATACGTTGAGGTACGTATTTCAACCAAAAAGGTCGAGTCTTGTCAGACAGCCAACATCTCTGTGTCGACTGGCCATCACTAGGATGGACTTCAGCCCGATGCTTTCGCAGAGCGGGGACGCTTGTATTTACTTGACCATAGCGAATCCGGCCAAAGTTTTCAACCAAAAAGGTTAAATCAGTCTATCACTGAGCGAACTCAGTGATCTCGTGTTATTTCACCATCGGGAAACCAGCGAGTGTTTTTAATCTCACCAAACTTGGATCATGTACCGGATGCCCGCCATGAATCTCAAGGTCCTTCTCATCTGAGCAATCTTCACAATCCTCGCAATCTTCGCCACATGATTCATCCATTCTATCGTAAGATGATACTTCGTAATCTACAGCGCATTCATCTTCGTCCTCTTGTGGATCCTTTGGGTTTTTTATACCGGCGTGTTTGAGGATTTGCTCAAGGTCTCTATTGTACTCGTATTTTTTTGATTCTGCAACCGGTTCTTCAAATTCATTGTCCATATCTAAATCCATATTCATATCTCCATCATCTCCTTCTGGTGGCGGTCCTTCCATATCATCTGGCTCTTCCATATCATCTGGCTCTTCCATATCATCTGGAGGAGGGGGCGGCGGAGGTTCTACTGGCGGAACTGGCTCCGAAGTGGGTGGAGTCGCATTCAACCCTTGTTGCAAATTGATTTGACTGAGCACAGCAGCCACACCGGGATTACCTCTTGCATAAGATTCCATGTGATCAATCACAAGGGACCTTACATCAGAATTTGGGTCTACCTCTGCTACATCAGTGATTGAATCAAATAGCGCATCTTCGCCAAAAAGATTATCTAATTGTCGTTTAGCATTAACACCATCAGGTCCTGCCATGATGGGTTTAGCCATCAATTCTAGGAATTTTTTCTGATCGCCCCTTGTAGTAGGCAATGCCCAACATCCTTCTGATACCAGATTGACCCAGTTTTCAAATAATTTTACTTCTTTCACATCATTATCTCCGTTTTCCTCTCACTTTGTCAAGCACTTTTTTAGACAATCCCTCGTATACCATCTGATGAGCGAACATTTCTCTCAGATTTTCAACGATCACGTCACCATAAGTGATGTTCAACGGCTCCCAACTTTCAAAATACTCAGAGTATCCTTTTGGTCTTGCAATTCTCTTAGCAGTTTTTTTCAAGCTCTCATAGTAGTTTTTTACGTCCTCTGCCATTTTCATTGACGAATCATCCTCAAACGTTTTATTGGACGATGCACGAGTGTATCTTTTTAGGACATTCAATTCCTCTACAATGGAGCAAATATGTTGACCACGCTGATCGTAGGGGTTTCCACCTTGCCGAACGTGCTGCAACATTGCTCTACCACCAGTGAGGCTCTTAAACGGCATCATAAATCGTTCGCCGTCAATAGTTTCAACAAATAATTTATCAATTTGCCGATAACGCAAATCATTCTCACCCAAAGGCTTAGAGTGCTTGATCATCAATCTTGCTTGAGATGGATTGCCATCATAACTCACATTCCGAGTTCCCGACCAGCTTTCCATCAATCCTTCTTTGAGATTTTTAAGGCCACCAATATCAAATTTCATTCTATTGACATTTCTTACATCAAATGTCATAAAATGGCGAACGGCAAATTGCTTGAGTTGAGCCAAAAAATCATACCATCCTTTTTTGTCCGAATCAATAAATCCTTTTCCCATATTGTCGGAAAAATAGATAGCCATTGAATCAGTTCCCAATAAAATTACCACCGATCCATAATTTTTACCAGAATCACCGGTATAATCAAAGCGAAACAACGTAGCATCACTTGTATCTTCAGACGGACGACCGTCATTATTCAACGTGTCAGCCGTTATATTGCGCGATAACAACAAATCATTTAGGTTCGTAGAGGTTTGATCTTGATTTAACATAGTGTTGTATTCCTTGTTTAGTAAACTAACTCCATTCCCCGAGCAACTGATTTCAGTCTATCAGACCTCTCGATTTTAGCACTCAGTTTCATAAGAGTCGTCGGGACAACAACAATGTTGCCCGCTTCGCGTCGGACCAGCGAAGTATCATAATAATCTCTCTGTCCTTGTCTCAGGACATTGATGGCTGCGTTATTATCTCTGTCGTGATGACTGCCACATTGTGGACAAGTCCATTCACGCACAGATAACGACAGCGATTCTATTTTGTAATCGCAACAACTACAGGTCTTAGTTGACGGGTAGAATCGATTGATTCGGTGGAATGTTTTACCGTACCAAGAACATTTGTATTCAATCATATCAGTCAATGTTGACCAAGCAGATTCCCGAATTGCTCTTGATAATCGACGATTTTTCATCATACCAGCGACATTCAAGTCTTCCATGTAAATAGCATCATACGTATCAACTAACCAAGTACTTATCTCGTGATAATAATTATTTCGTTGATTAGTCAATCGCTTGAACGCACTGGCTAATTTCATTCTGGTCTTTTCTCTGTTGTTGCCGCCACTGACCTTTTTAGCCAGTTGTTTTTGTAATATTTTGATTCTATGCTTGGTTTTTGTCATACGAATCAAATCTTTAGAATTGCTGAATCTATTACCATCACTCGTGACGAATAGATCCTTTATCCCCAAGTCGATACCAACTTCCATTCCGGTCATCGGCTTCAGTCTCTGTTCTACTTCTGCCAACACGGACACATAATACTTGCCGTCTCGATCCATTGAGACAGTGGCAGATTTAATCCTACCTTCAATTGATCTATCAATTATCGCTGACACATAGCCCAATCTTGGTAATCTGATGCTATTATCAGTTATCTTTATTGTATCGTTGTTATTCGGCGTTCTGTAACTTTGACGAGCATATTTGCTTTTGTATTTCGGATGTCCGCACTTCTTGCCTTTGCGTTTACCAGAACACGACTTGAAGAAGTTACTATAGGATTCGTGTAGGTCTTTGGCCGCTTGCTGTAAGGCTTGACTGTCGACTTCTGCCAAAAAATCACGATCTTCTTGCTTCTTCCAATCAACCAATAGATTGTTACATTGAAAATAGGTCAAGTGTCCTTCGCCAGATTCATATCTGGTCTGTTGTTGATTCAACAGATTATTGAACACAAATCTCTTACAACCAAACGTCCGACGCATTTGCTCGGCCTGGGCATCGGTTGGATTCAAACGATATTTGAAGGACTTGAAGATCATACTTGTATTTATCTTTTTTTATCAACCCATCATCACAACAAACGGCATAGGTGCAATGATATCGGCATGATCTTTTATTCTATTATCCAATTCTGGGTAATAGGACTGAAGTGTTTGTAGCATTCTGACTACAATCAAAGTAGCAGACACCAAATCATCATGTTCACCAGCTTTAGCCTCATAACCAATCATGCCTTTAGCTACAAATGTTTTTAATTCAGATATTAACGGACCAGAACTAATCTTCATTTTATCTCGTTCAACGAGCATTTTCAATTTATTACAAGCAGCAATTTTGGTTCGCCTTGTAGTAGAAAATCCTTTTCTTTGTTTCCCCGGCTCACATAAAAAATACCCTTTTATATTTGGTTCACCGTATTCCGCTATACTAACCAATGCAGCCTCGCCAACAGAATTATTTTCAACTGAATAATAAATCGTTTTATCATCTTCAGTAAATTCGTGTAGATAATCGCATATACCAGCTAAAATGCGAATTTGTTCTTGTATCGGTGTTCTATTATGTTGCCACTCTGCAACTTGTTCAGTTGTGTTAGCTTCATATACTTGAATTGCTGCATAATCGCCACCTGTTCCCACACTTGGATCAAGCGCAACACAGTAGATTGAATCGCGTTTAGGTTGCTTATACCATCTTACTTGGCCTATTTTAAAAATAGGTTCTTGTTTTTCAAGATCGGCCAATTTTGCTGGTGCTATCAGAGTCTCCTCTGCTGAAATAAAGCGGCAATTTATCTCTCGTTCAAACCTATCATCACCCAATTGTGCTCGCATATTGTCGGCCCAATGTTGATCTCTGTCTGGATGATCACTCCAATGACAAGTAAATGCCTTGAATCCATTGATTCCTAACTCGGTGGGATTGCCATAGGCATCAATACATTTGTTTGCATTTTTCCACAATAACGCAAACTGATCTTCGTCCGAACTGGGCGTAGACGTGATAATACATTTACCGCCAGTTGCAAGAGTTGGGCTAATTGAGGTCCAAAAGTCTGCGGCAATCGCAGGCCGAACGAAACTGAACTCATCCAGGTACAATAATGATATAGACATACCACGACCAGTATTCTCAGTTGTTGTTGTAGATACTATTCTTGACCCATTTTCAAATTCCAAACTACCTTTATTGTAACTTGTTGCACCCGCTCTAATATGATCTGGGCAACATTCGTATGCAAATCTTACTCTGGTCATGATTTCTTGACTGCCAGTGTGCTTGTGTGCTGCAACCAAAATGGTTGAATCTCTGTTAAACATTGCATACCAAAGCAAGTATCCTGCCGCAACCGTACTTTTACCACTTTGTCTGGGCAGCATTGATATACTATAGATATTTTGGTGGTACACTCTGGCGAGGTCTACCTGATACTCATAAGGCTTATATAGCATTCTACCCTTGGTGGGATGCTGAATATAAAAGAAGTGATCTAAGAAGTATTGTGGACCAATGATGGGATCAGAACATTTAGCAAACTCTTCTATTTGTTGTTTAGTATATATATGCTTTTTGTGTGGGTCTTTGACTAATGATAAATCAGCGGCCATTTTTTACTTGACCTCACACCAAGATTGTTTTGTTCCACCATAGTATGGTCTTGCCAGTTTGCTATCAATTAGCATTTTACTCAGATTCTTATTATCAAGCACAATATCCGCTAGCAACCTACCATATTTTTCAAATTTATAAATTATTACTTCTTGTTTTTTTGATTCTTTAACTTTTGTCTTGGTAAATTCTGTTGCTTTTGCTGATAGTATTTGTTCTGATTCACATTGAGAACGAGCGCCTTTTTCCGGCGTATCAATATTATTCAATCTAACTGATATTTGTTTTGGCAACGGATCAGGCAACCATTTAGCTTCTATTTTAAGCGTATCGCCATCAATCACTCTGATGATATTCGTTGGATACTTTTTTCCCATGTTTGGTTCTTTTGCTATTACACTAAATGTTGATAGCAATAATACTGTAAGTATAATTTTCATAGTATTTCTTCCCATCCCATTTGGGCGCATACATCCGCATTGTTATTTTCTGCCGCGAGCGCCAACGTGAATACGTCTGATACTCCCCCAACCGTTCTTCCCAATCTTGCATAAAACCCCAACTCGCCCAAAGTCATTGTTTCTCTGCTTGCTGCAAATCCTGATTGAATTTCTATTCCACCAGATATTGCAGTAGCGGCAGTATCTACGTCCACTTTATTGGAAGATGCCGGATATGCCCACGTTGCACCAGTCAGTGTTGCGTTTTTTAATACCACCCACCGATAATAATTTACACTGGGGCTTAGAATATCAACCTGTGCTAGTTTTACAATAGAATCCAAAAACCCACTATTTAATCTGATTGATACTATAGGATAATATGTGCCGCTATTTACCAAACGTGTCGAAGAAATTCCGGTACCAGCCGAGTATGTGAATGTTGATTCATTGTATCCACCTTCTGACATTACGGTGCAACAAATTTGTTGCATAGTGGCAGTACCTATTCCCCCTCCAGTTGATGTGAGTTCGTACCGCATCGGAAGAGTGGCTGTCCCCATGTAAGTGGTTGGGTAAGCCGGATTATTCGCATGATTGAATGTATGGCATAAGATAAACTGACCATTGATAACAAATCCGCATCTTATGCTACCAACACCAAGCCACTCTACATCATGCCACAATAATTGAGTTGCGCTTGGATTCAGCGTAATTCCGCTTGGTCCTGTTCCATTTAATTTATCGCCATTCCAGCTTGATTGTGGAATTACTTCTTCTGTTAATACACCAGATGATGAACTTCTGTTGACAAAGGATACTATCTTGCCAACTTGTTGAAAATATACTCCATTGCTTGCGGAGAATAATCCTGCTTTTTGTATTGTATTATAAGTCCAGTCCGCGAAACAAACGCTGTGCATGATTAGCAAACTTTTTCCAGGTTGATATGGGAAGGTTAGCATTGATTCTCTGATCACTTGGCTTGCTGCATTCACTGAATTAACTTGCAATTGCCTTACATTTGCGTTAAAGTCAAAATTTACTGCTCCACCGCCCGCTGTTTGAGATGAGAAGTCATATCTTCTTTCGCCAGATAATGCAGAATTAAATAGAGTATATGGCTCGCTTACTCTGAGTCTACCAAATGCATCAATGTTGGTTCCAGTAATTACGACATTACTAACCGGAGGGGGTGTTAATGTGCCACTAACTATCCACGGTGATGTTCCTTGTGTAATAGGTGGCAAACTTGTAATACCAACAATATTTCCAGTAACGGCTACATTACTATTGCCACCAGTGATATTTGCGTTGACGTTTCCTGATACTACCCAAGGCGAAGATGCTTGAGTAACCGGAACATTTCCCAATATAGTTACGTTACTATTGCCACCAGTGATATTTGCATTGACATTGCCTGTAATTGGTGGCATACTCGTGATATTTGCATTACCAGTAATAGTCACTAATCCAGGAATAGATACTGGACCAGTAATATTAACTATAGAATTACTTAATCCTGTGCGAATAAAAACATTACCGGATACAGGGTCAAGCTCTAGAGCCTGACACATATCGCGCAAATACCAAGGCGCTACATTGGATGGAGATGGTATAGCCATTTTAATTTTCCTTTAATAATTCAATACTTATGTATCAACCTATGAATGCGATACATTTCAAATGATGTCCAAACACCACCACATCTTGATTTTACATTTTCGGACAATACGAATCTGAAATTTCTACTCGTTTCTGTATCGCCCAAAAACTTTTCTAAATCTTCTTCCGAATCTATATTTTGATAATAATTCGTATTTGCAGAATCATACCCAAACAATTTACTGTCGCTCTTTAGCAAGTTTTTCCATATTCTATGGCCTTCGTCGCTTATCTGATCGCCGCTAAATAGCAATTTCACACCAGAGTTTTTTACAATGCTTTTGTAAAAATCACCAGCCCACACCGATCCCTTTTGCTTTTTGCCAACATCTCCTATAGCAATGCCGTTTTCAAATGGCATCACGCCCGCTATTATTTCTATTTCGCCATTTTTTTCTATCCAATAATAAGCATAATTTGCATCAACTTGCATCATGAATAGATTATCCCCGAGTGACTTCGTAACATGACCAACCGAGGAGTTTGCTTGCATTCCCATGATTAAATCATCATAGGGATTGTGACCGCTTGCTCCCATTCTTTTTGGGAACTCAAATAGCCACTGATCACCGAATCGTTTATCAGTGGTTCTGTTTTCGGATATCATCGTTCTTCGATCAAGTAATAGGTCGTTGTTCCTCTATTTGACTCATATACCGCAATTTCTTTCAAATTTTTATTGACTTTAAATGTTTTTGGCATATCAAATTCATCATTGCCCAAATTATTAAACGCTCTTGCCCCAGTATATCGCGTGGAAGATGTTATCCGCTCTACAGAAAATCCTTGAGCCTTGGCAAAATTTTTCAATTGTTTCATTAACCAATGAACGCCGCGTGTTCCCAAATCAACGCCACCATCAAACGAGCCAGAGGATGTATGTACAGTTTTTCCTTTTTCATCTGTATCTAATACTGGTTCAATATTACCCACATCTATTTCCTTATCATTTTTACTTAACTTGAAGTTAATAACAAGTCTTGGTTTTGATGTTGATCTTTCGCTTACTATCGCCTCATAATAGCTATCATCATATTCTTCTACTACTTTTCTGAACTTTATATGCAACTCAGATGATGGATTCGCGTAAGATTCAAGCATTGCCAATGTTCCCGGCTTGCTAAAGAATTTTAAATGAATTTTTCTTGGCGACATAGAATTTCCTTCACTGATTTTTTTGTCTCGTTTCGTTTTATATCCCTTAAAACTAACCATCGGGCTTTTGTTATTCACTAACTTAGGTTCGTCGCTTTCAGGAGTAACTACTAACTTCTTTCCTCCCGGTGTATTTGTCATTGTCAATGCCTTGTCTATTACTTGTTTAATTCCGCCATTCATTCCAGATATGACTCCATGTTCTCCGAATGTCGTCTCAGCGGTCCATTCAGGCATATATGGATTCACATCGTCGGTTTTAGCCTCTGAACGAGCACGTGCCATAGCGACACCAAACCGATAGTTGTTATATGGGTCGGCGGCAGATAGTCCGGGAATAATATAGGTTTGTCTCATAGGACCACTGTATTCTGGTGGTAATTCAGTTTGTTCATTAAATCGTCTTTTATTTTCACTAAACTCTGTTGGCAAATCATAGGTATCAATCTTTTCTTTTGGTTGTACTCGCTTGATCTCTACTATTTTTCTCATATTAAAGATAACGACCATCATCTCACCCCAACCAAATGCGTTTGGCACCAATAGATAATCTATGCCTTGGCTAACCAAAAACTCACTTAAATCTTTCGTATTAGTTGGACGAATCGCATCATTGTTCAGAATGATGTTATTAAAAGTCTCAGCATTTATTTGATTATTTTTTGATCGTTTTTGTATTCTTTCCTTGACTTCATTGCGTTTTTCTTTAACTACATATTGATCAACGAATGATATCGCAGCATCCGAATCAATTGAATGAGAATTTGCATCATTGCCTTTTTGAAGAATGATCTTATACAATTTTCTTGATCCTTTTGAATACTTATTGGCTGTTCCCCAATGAGTGGTCGCATATAATCCACTACCATATTCAAATCTTCCCTTTTTTTGTGATATTAAAGCGAGATTGTCAGTAAGATTGCCGCCGTGCCAAAGAGTCATCTTTGTGTTATCATTTCCTACAATAAATTCTTTGGCTCTCATAATATTTTTTCTCTGATTTTCCAATCATTGCTGCTGAACCCAAGCAAAAATAATGTGAAAAATTCTTGCCAGTGTTGCTCAGATTCAAACAACATTGTTCTTTTCAAAAAACCACCATTGATTCCATTATTAGCAAATTTTAATCCATCAAACACATAATAATCACGTACCATATCGTCTAATGTTCTGCTATCATCAAATCTGGCTATGGTTATCAACGCCGGAGTAGAGGGATCAACAGTTGTTAGTAATGCATTAAACGATACTGGATAGTATTGCATGCCAACTTTGACATCACTTATCGTTTGATTGTTTATTAAAAATCGATTCAATCTTTCCAATTCTTTTTCGTCAGCGCCTTCTATTAAGTACTCTTTAAAATGCTCAAACATATCAATCAATTGATTGTCATTGACTGTCCATTCACTGATAAATTCTTTGGCTCTCATGGATTCCATCCCCATTCTCTGATACTATCACCGTTCGTAAATACTTGATTAGCCGGAACTGTTTTTGATATAATTTTAAATTTTCCCTTCAGCGCGGATTGTCCATGATCCACCGCATATTGACGATCAATAGATACCCAATCTCCTGGATTTATTGTTGCTTTTTGAGTATCAGTTGCCGGAAGTTTCGATAATCTATCTACTTCGTCGTGTGCCCAGTCATACCATTTGTATGGATTAGTGAATTTAGAATCATTTGGCATTCTTCCATTTTTCAGAAAAGATGACATTTGTTTTTGTAGATTTGCAATCTGTTTTTCTGGAGTTGGTTCAGCCGGAATTGCACGATAAATTTTTACCGGCGCATTGGGCTTGTTATGATAGGTATGAATCATTGAGAATACTGTTGCATCACCCGGAGTATATGATCCATAATACCTTTGACCATTTGCAGAATATACATCTTCTGGGTAAATGCCATTTGCAGTTAAATCATATAAAGGCGCATCTTCTGGTCCCGGTGCGCCATGACTTCCACGATACTCATACTCTTCTTCGGATAATATCTCTAACCGATTTAATGTATTTCTCAATGATTCCGTTAACGACATTTTTAGTTGCATTGGGTTAAACCGCGTTTACACCAGCAGTACCAGAGCTTGCTGTTCCAATTTCTTGAATCGTGCAAGAGCCAACCACTGTAAGTTGATTGCCAACACCAACGAACACTTCTTGTCTACTATTGGCCGGAACTTGGACAGGATTGGAATAAATTGTATTGCCAAAATCGGGTGCTAAATTTACTTGATAAGTAACCGTGGATGCGCCCGTGCTGATAGCAGCCTTATCCGTGTACCAGACTTGATTTGAAGCGGATGAATAGACGTTGGCTTGATTGGACATTATTCTTTACCCTTGTAATCTTGATACAATTTGAACAGCGTCCTTTCCAAATCTACATTTTCATAAGTATGCTGACGATCTTTTTGGCTAGCAAGAACCGGCACAGTGGATTGACCGGTTGTTTTTGGCTTATTGAGTCCACCAGAATAAGAAGATAGGGTTGGAGTATCTTGGAATGTTTCTGGTTTCGTTGGCCAATTTGGTTTGTTTTCGTCTAATGGTTCTTCATCAGATACAACAACAGCACTTGGTTGTTGTTGAATACCGGCCATTGCCAACAACTGAAGAAGTGCTTCTGCGTCTTCATCATCAACGGTTATAGAGATAGATTCATTTAATTGCTTTTTAGCTGTTGGTAACATATCATTCCTGTATCCACGAAGAAGGCTTTCATAAATGCCATTTCCTACTTGTTTTTTAGTGATCTTTTTATCACCTAAAATGGGTAGATTAGTAGTTGCCACTGCACCTGAACCAGAAGAACCACCGGACGCATTTTCGTCGGTTTTCTTGACTTTCTTGGGCAATCCCTTGTGTTTAGTAGATGCAAAGTCTTTTACGTCCTTTTTAGACATTGATTTAGCTGCTTCACCGGCCTTACCTTTTTTGGGTTGATCGCCCTTTTGCATTGAATTAACAACACCAAAGAATTTTTGTTGAGCTTTTGACTTTGCCTTTTCGGTTACTTCGTCTTCGTTTACGGTTTTACTAATAATGCCATTACCGCCTTTTTTCTTAATAGAATCCAAGAATTTTTCGGCATCAGCGCGATTATCATATTCAGCAACCGACATTTTTTTATCAGTCTTTTTCATTTTGTACTTAACCGTGCACTTTTCATTCTCGGCTTCATTTACATCTTCGCGAGCAACATTTTTCCACATTGCAGCAGCGGCAATTTTTTTACCCTTTTCGCCACCACCGGCTTTCTTAGCAAGCGCATCAAAGCCTTTACCTTTTTTGCCAATATCTTTTCCAGCTTTTGCTTTCTTCACCACTGATGATTTTTCTTTTTTAGATAGTCCGGAACTTGGCTTCTTTTTTGATTCATCAAATGCGGAATCACAGTGATCTTTATTCTTGATAGCTTTTTTCATGGGTTCTTTTTTGTTCCCATCTTTATCAATATCAATGTAATCTGGCTTTGGCTTTTTACCCTCATTGAGTGGGTGAATTTTCCTTACCACTGCGCCGGGTAATTGAGATTGAATTGCTTGTTCAATCAGTCTTTTAATATTGTTGCTCATTATTGTTTCCTCTTTCCAGCTTTCGGTAAATCTACGATAATTCTCTTTAGTTTCCCTTTATGTTCCACTACTACCTCAAATGATTCTGCGAATAGCGTAGAGGCTTCTTCGTCATCTAAGTAAAAATCAGTTTTTGGATCCCAGTATTTTCCTTCTTTTGGATCATAATAAATCGGTCTACCATTTGCGTTAAATGGTCCTTCTAATCCTGCTCTTTCTTCATATTCGTCGTCAAGTGAGGGAATAAC